CATCCCATTCCGGATATTCATCACTTATTGCGGAAATATCGCAAGAAACAAGGTTGGAATCAGTGATATATGAAGGTGCGATTATTTGCATTAAACCAATCCCTCAATTTCCAATTCACATATGCTGATTGTCTTGTAAGAAAGAACAATCGAAAAATCTTTATAAAATCCATACACTATCATAGAGGGATAATCCACTGAACCTACCCAAACCGTCGGCAAGGCTCTACGACCAGCAAGAATATTATATGTCAGGTCAAGTGCGGTATTCTGAACTCTGGTAGTACAAGTTAATCGTTTGGAATAGGCCCTTTCGGTAATAGTATAATTTCCAAAAGAATCAATTTCTTTTACTGAATAATCAATAATGCCTATGGTTGGTGTATAAAGCGTGTCTCCTATAGATTCCTTGTTCCCTATGACAATTTCTCCTACCTTAGCGGCAGTTAAGTGATTGCGTATCGTGATAGTAAAATAAGGATTATTGTCAGCGCCAAAATCAGTCTTGACAATATCCGAAACATATAGTTCGTTGACCTCATCATACGTGTCTGCATTCCACGTTTCATCGGCAACATCCCCGGCAAACGTTCCGTGTCGCCTTTCAACCATTACTGACTCAGCTTCAATGTTTAGCAGTACCACGCTGTCGATTGACATTCCGGGAGTAAACCGGTAAACAATGTCGGCGCCCCCTACTGCCTCAGCCTGCCCGGTAACTTGTTTATCAAAAGGGAGCCATGCCTCCGTCGCGCCGAAGATTAACCAATAAGCATCATTGCCTGTTCCCCCAGGAGTAAAACCTTCATTCGGGGTTATCAACGAAACATAAAGCCTATGGTCGGCGACAACCATGACCATGTCATCCACGGCATAATTTGTCCCTGCTGACCATTCGCCCTGATAGTGGTCTTGTGCAATATCAAAACCCGATGGCTCTGAAATCGACGAGGAGTAAAATATAGCGTCTGTTACGGTTATGGGAGGTATTATCTCCATTATGCCCTCGTCGCAGGAAGCCCTTCGGTATCCCACTTTGAGACGATGCCAGCCCTATCAGGTGGCAATCCGTCTTGATCCCAGCGGTCGAATATTTTTGTGGCTTTCAGGGTATTCTTGGATACGGCATATCCAATAGTTTTTAGTTCTTCTTTTAGGTCATTAATGGCCGCGACCATATCGCTGTTATCAAGAAATGCCTTGCTACCAGAATTGCTTATTATAGTACTTGGTTGCGTGTATTCAAGTTCAGGCCCTTGTTCTCCTACTACCCGCCATCCACCCGAAAAATCGCCACCAGAAGCGTACCCTTGAACCCTTAGAGATTCTATCATTGTATCGCTATTAGGAAGTAATGTTCCAAGAGGAAACCCATTAGGATAAAAAACTTTGTAATAAAGTTCTGTCAAAGCCGCAACTGTCCATGATTCAGATACCTTACTTGTTGCCACTGTTGAAGTTGTTGCTGCTGTGTCTGATATGGTTGTCGCCGCTGCCGCTGCTGTATCAGAAGCAATAGTTGCTGCCGTAGTAGCAGAAGTAGTAGTAGCTGTGGTAGTAGAAGTATTCGCGGCAATCTCCTGCAAAACCGATAATGATGAAGTTTGAACAACAAGTGATTTCTCTTCGGTTGTAGTAGTGCCGCCAACGAGGTCTTCTAGCTGGGTAAGGGAATTGTAGGTTTTCCAATAGTTCGCTTGATACTCTTCCCGGGTGGCAAATCCAGAGGTTGAGCTTGCATTTGATGCGATGGTGGATAAATCCAGGTCGCTGACATTGGTAAAGTTTCCCAGTTTAGCTTCGGCCAAAACAGTTTTCAGAGCAAGGTATGCCGTAGTCGCTTGCGATTCTGCATATGTCAAACCTTCTAATTCCATAGAATCTTTTGCATCCGATATTGCGGAAACCATGTCGTCGAGCATGGTATAAAAAGAATCGGCTGTATCCGCAAGAAGCATCATTGAAACATAGGTACTTTGTCCTGCTTCAGTTGTTAAATCCAGACTTTCCACCAGCGCTTTATATGCCTCTCGTGTAGCTGGCATGGTCACATCCATGCTGGCAAAAACATCGGTCAGGCTACTTAACAAGTAAGTATATTTTTCCCCATCCGAGAAAAATTTATCGTAGTAACTCGAAACAGCAGTTGTAAGGGTATCAAGATCGCCCGCAAGCGTAATAAGACTTTCGCTGAAGGCTATCAATTCAACAGTAGTTCCCGAAAAAGCTTGATTTGTCATATCTAGAGCGTTCAAAATAGCATTTTTATCTGATACAATTCTGACGGCTGTTTCAAGCAGACCTTCATCCAGTTCTTGATATTGACTTAATATATCCCCAAAAAGAGCCTCAACGGCGGTATCTGCCAAATTAGAGAAGTATTCACTAATAGCCGTATTCATTTCGTCTGTTGTCATTCCTTGAAGGCTTAATGTAGCAGCCTCAAAAGTATAATTCAAGGCATCTGTTGTACTTGTTCCTAATTCTCCAGCTAAAGAAACAAGGGTATCGCCCATGCCTGTAAAAACTTTAGTCAATAATTTATTTACTTCAGCAGATAAGGCTATTCCCTCTTGCCATGTTGTTGTGTCTGTTCCTCCACCAAAAAGCCAACCTTTATCTGTTTCTGTTTTCATGTCTCGGTATCCGCTAAAAGTCTGCGAACCAGCCTTTCCTGCACCAAACGAGATTCCAGAACCAGTTGATGTTGTTGTTGAATCACCACCAGCAAACCAATTAGCGATTGAACCAAAGCCACTCATTGATAAATCCGATAAATAGGAAAACACAGGATCAACTATTTTTGCGATTGTATTACCAAATATCTGAGTGGCTGCATCACTAACAAAATTATCATCAAAAAATTTAGCCGCAGAACCTTCTAAGTTCGTTTCAGCCGCTGCCCCAAAAGTTGTCAAACCCATTTTCACAATCCCTGTTACTAATCCTGTGATATTTGTGTTCAGGTCTTTCATCTCATTGTATATTCCAGTTAGTTTTGTGTCCTCCATATCGTAGGTATCTTTAAGGAGTTCATAGGATCTTGATATAGACTCACTCCCGGTCTGATCCGACGCACCAAGAACGGTGCTGGTTCCGGTATATGTTTCCGTGTTTGCTGTTGAACCTGCTGAACTGCTACTACCAAATCCGCCAGCTACACCAACTGCGCCCAATACACCCGCAACAATAGCCATCATTGCAGCTATACGTGCAAAAGCTGTGTATGGTTCCCCCTCTCCTTGAGTTAAAATCGCCTCTGCCGCAGTCAATTCCAAGGAGGCCACCTTCTTGGCCATTGCCGCCCCGTATGCAGCATTTTGGGCTATCATGTTGGCAAGTAAAGCCACATTCTTGGCTGCTTCCATCGCCATTTCAGCGATTAGAATGCCTTTCTTTAAATCAGCCAATCTCTTGTATTCAGAGGAGTCCGTATCATACATGGTCATCGCGGCATCGAGAACTTTGCCTGTACCCGCAATTACATCATTCTGTTCTTTATGTTTGAGATCCCAGACTTCTCCAATGAGTTTTAATTGTTCTTGTGCAGCCTTAGCATTAGCAGCGCCAACGTCCATCAGTGCACCAATTTCCATCTGACGAGTTTTTTCAATCAAATCCATTTTTTTGGTATAATAGGTATCTGCGTACTTGGTAAGATTAGCGTACTGTTTAGCTACATCAGAAGCATCCTTAGCTAATTCCTCTGCGGTCTGCTGGCCGGTGATACCCGCAATCTTTGTCTTATCTAATTCAGCTTGTGCGGGAGATATCTTACCACTCAATACTTGTAAGTCAATGAGGGCTTGTTCGGCCTTAGCCTTAGCATTGATACGATTCATCGCACGTTGGTGGTCGGAAAGTGCTAAGTCTTCATTCGCATCCATCATACGTTGATAAGCTTCAAATGATTTTTTCTGTTCCTCGAACTCCTTCTTGTTCGTAGCAACGGCTAATTTCCCAATCTCATCCCATTTTTTCTTTTGTGCATCGTAATTTGCAATGGTAGCTTTATTTTCTTCTTGCTTATTCCATTCATTGAATTTAGCTACTGCCGTTTGTCGTTCTGGTATAGCTGCTTTCTCTGCTTGAGAAACTGACCATCCAGCAGTAATATGTGCTTGTTTCTCGGATTCAATAGTTAATAAATCTTGCTCATAGACAGACTTGCCAATTTTTTCACGTTCTAACTGGTTCTTGCGAATGATTTCGGTGATTTGCTTTTGGATATCCTCAGCTTTTTTAAGTGCTGCCTCGTCGCCTTTTCCAGGAGATACTCCGGGAACATAACCTGATCCAGCCGCTTTCTTTGCCGCCTGATATTGTTTATCATATCCAACTATCGCATCAGCAATCCCATCAACAAGAATCTTTCTATTCGCTATGCTTAATTTTTCTACTTCGGAGAAATTCTTCTTAGCCTCTTCCCATGCCGTTTTCGCAACACTTGTATTCCCAGTTGCAAATGCGCCGATTGCGAGGGTAGCATTGCCAATCATTTTCAAAAGATTATAAGTAAGAGAAATTGAATTACCTAAAAATTCGCCAATAGGTTTTAAAACAGCAAGGACTCCGCCCCATCCGTAAGCAATAGCACTGACCAACGGTGGAATATCTTTTAGCAGTGGGCCAAATCCTTTGAGAACACCCCACACTGCTCCAATAGCATCAGCAATAGCACTTATAGATGCTCTAAAATACACACCTATCAATGGTGCATTTTCCCTTGCCCATCCAACTAATTCCTGCCCACTGGTAACTAACCCCTTATAGAAATCAGCAAATATTTCTGTTTGTAAAATCATCCATGTTGTTTTAAGTGAAGAACTTGTAGCTTCCCATGTTTTTTGAATATCACCAGAAGCAGCCGCAATACCAACCAAGTATGGGCTTATCCTTTCCAACCAATCGTTATGCTTTGCAGCTTCAATATTCAACCCAGCAAGCCCATCCTTATAATCACCTTGCCGCCTAATTTGTGTGTCAACCATTTTGGCAATTTTGTTCCGAGTGGATACTGTACCATCCAATAACGCATTAGTTTCTTGCGATGATTGTTGCTCTTTGCTTTGACCAGCAGTGTACATAGCAATTGCATTAGAAAGAGCGGTTGCAGCTACCACCTGTTTCTTATTGCTACCATCAAGAATAACGCCATGCATCGCAAGGGCATTATTCATATTGTTGACCTGTTCAAGGTTCATCAACGAAGCGGCATCTATTTGCATTAAAACAGGAACAAGGGCTTTTGCGTAGCCAAGGTTATTCTTATAATTCTCTGCTATATTGCCAGTAGTACCTTGCAAATTTGTTATTGTTGCAGCAACAGTCACAGCAGATAATTGCATTTTATCAATGGTTTCTACCCCAGACATGAACGCTCTGCCAACTACTCCAACAACAGTAGATATAACATAATACGCCGCATAGAATCTCAGCACCGCACGAGTCATCGATGCCATCGACATCTCATGCTGGCCGGTCATCTCCCTGTTCAATTCCTTCAATTTCTCATTCTTGGCGCGTTCGATTCTAACCCAGTCATCCGAGCTTTTGCCGACTATGGCTTGCTGTGCGGTGGCGGCATTCTGGACATCGGATATGCGTTGCTTGACATCAGCGGCGGATTTCATGCCGAGGGTGTTATAATGTTCATTGGTAGCTGCAATCTTGTCCGATGTCGCCTTCTTGGTACGTTCAACATCATCCTTGGTAGCCTGAATCTGCATCAAACCTTGTTCTCTGGTACGCTTGGCATTTTCAGCCCATGCTTCCGATTTGGTGGCTTCCATCTTCTTCTGCCATTCCATTTCGGTCATTATACCTTGGGCTTGAGCCTCTTGGAGGGTTTTGGTTTCTTTAGCACGCATTGCAGAAGCTTCAAGTTGCATTAAGCCTTGTGCCCGTATCTTTTCCTGTGCGGCTATTATTTCATTTGCAGCATTCTTGGCAGAAGCAACCGCCTTCGCATCATTGGCTATTTTTACCGCCATGTACTCGTTATCCAAAGCGGTTAGTTTAGCAGTTGTAGCTACTTCAATGGCTTCAATATCACGAGCATTGCCCGCAGCCGCAGCTCTTTCCATCTTATAGACTTCCATGATAGCAAGCCGTTCTTGGTTAAGCTGTTCTGTCGAACGGATACCCAACATAGATAATCCGGGGGATGCAGCCATTTGTTGATTAAGTGCATTAATTTTGGCAACCATTGAGGCTTGAGCACGATATTGTTCAGCAGCAGAGGCATTGGCAGAGGCAGATATTTTCTCGTAAGCCTTGATAGCTAAGTTAGCCATCATTTGGTAGGTCTGGTCAGCAGTGACACCAAGTTTCTGAAAACTGTACTGTAGAGCTTTATCAGCCTTAGAACCGATTAATTCAATATCCTTGAGAATGGTTTCTTGCTTGGATTTGAATTTACTGAGGTCGATGTCAAGTTCCGTAAAAATTGAGGCTACAGCCATTTTGCTACCTCTTCATCTCAGGTTCTTTAAGCATCTCTTCTTCGATCCGCGCCTGGGCAGTACCTTTGATTGCCAAAAAAGCTGGCCTCATGAATGGTTGCTTCTTTGAATGAGAAGTTCCGAACTCAACAAAAGAATTTGACACAACAATACCGCTTGCAATGAAAGAATGAACATCTTTTATAGAAAGATCATATAGGCTTATGTCGCTTTCGCTGGCATCAACAATCTCTTTTTTCACAATCTTTCTGGCCTCAAAATAGGTCATATCAACAAAACTATTCATTGAATTATTGCATTGCATATAACGCACACCAGGAATCGGGGACGGATTAATGGATTTACTGAATCGCCTGTCTGTAAAATGAATATGAACGATATCCCACCCCGGAAGAAGGTTAATGATTTCTTTATCCCTCTCAATATCTATTGCCTGATTTGAATGCCAGAATGCACCATCGGCCTCAATAAGCATTTTCTTTTCTGGAATAGCGAAGTCTGCAAAATGATTGCCGACCTTAAATTGACGTTCATATTGCAAGCCAGTTAATCCAATCCATTCCTCAACCTGCTTTTCGGAACTCGTTTGGAACCCACGTTGAGACATGATTCTGTTGGGATGTGTTTCAGGTCTTGCTACCATCCTTGCTGTCGTTACTTCATGCATTAGCTGCCTTGTTGAATCCGTTCTTTTTGAGCCAATATGGGGATTATTTCCTTTCACCCAATATTCATCCCTGCATTGCACGGAGCAATATTTCTTCCCTTGGCTATCTTGCCGAGTAAACTCTTTTTGGCAATTAACACAAACTCTTTTCTTCCCTTTCCCCTTATCAGGCGAAATCTTTTTAGGACAAAATACATAATCGCCTTCTTGTAATTCACCAGCTTTTACCCAAAATGAAACACCGTCTTTTATGGTTAATATTTTATGGTCATCAGTTACAGTTAAAGTGTGTTTTCTATCTGATCGCCACTCCACAGTTAGTCGAACAAGGTTCGGTTTTTGCTTCGCAGGAAATGAACTTTTCAAGAGAACTTCGTGTGGCATCCCGTCTTGTCCAATTACAAGATCACCTTCTTTTATTGAACTTATTGCCTTGAATCCACAGGATGTCTTGATTGTTGTCCCTGGCCCATAAATACAAGCGTAAAATCGCGTCGCCGATCCTGCATAAACTCGAATATTCCCTGGCCGGTCGTTCTTCTCAACCTTACGAATAGTATCTCGTAGACTTCCAGCAGTACGGCCCATCTCTGTTTTTGCGATAAAGTTGACATGCTTCCCACGACCTCTACCAGTTTTGGGAGTGAACATAACATCTCGCATTACGGTCCCATAGCCTCGATAAGTAGTGCCAATTGCTACATCTTTTTTAGTGGGGCATCGCCTATAAGCATCGGCGGCGACATCGGCCATAACCTTATTCGCACCAATGATAGCAAGGTCGGCTATGTTCTGGAAGACTTCTTTAATTTTCAGGCCAACTACCCGTGCCATCGTTAACCCTCGCTATCCCTCTTCAACTGTTGTGAAGTGTGCCATGCTCTGAGTACCCGGTTGAATGTTCCCCACTCATCCTGAATCCCCCCCGGAAACTTCTTAATCGCTTTCCAGAGTGATGGATGGTGGAGGTCGATTTCAACATCCTTTTCACCATCCCAACGAACTTCGCACTGGCTACGGGTCATCAGGAATATCTTAGCTGCAACCTCATTCTCCTGTAACAACCCTACCCGAGCCCGCTTGCGTTCGTCGGTACAGGTATCACATATCGCCTCTTGCGGCGGGTTACGGGCTGCAAACATTGCCGTGCATTGAGTGGGACAGTAGGGGTTATTGCCCCCCACGACTATATAACTGCACCACTCACAGAGTTTTTTTCAACTTGCTCCTTAACCCCGGAACTCGAAAGAAGCTGCTGGCACCGGGCAAAGAACCTGTCGAATACCGGAACCTTCATTAAAGCCAACTTATTCTCGCGAGTGCAAATAATAATCTTTCCAGTCTTGGAATCTTTGATCCCCTCAATACCGGTGATAGCGAAATCAAAGGCATCGTCACGTTCGGCCCTGGATTCCTCAACTGACAATTCAGCGTAGAAAGATATCCTTTCCATCTGCCGAGTTTTGGGGTTCATAACGTGTTCAGCCTGGCGCTTACGTTTGGCTATCCGAACCTCGAAAAACGGTGTCATAGATCGAATCTGAACCCTACCATCTGTATCAGGATCATCAAACACCGGCTCCCCGGTTAAGGGGTCTATTTTGGAATTCTGAAAAGGAAACCATTCACCCTGTGTGGCATCAAGATCAATGAACATAACTCACCCATCTGTTCTTTCTGGCAATCAAGCCCACTAAAGGAGACCATGCACAATTACATGGTCTCCCGAGTTAAGGTACTATTACTACTACGTTCCCGTGCCAACCTGCTCCATTGCCTGACTGGACACCTGTCCGCTGAAGGAAATGGTGCCGAAGTTATTCCGGGGAAGGGTGACAGCGTTAGCCTTGGTAACGATGATGTACCCACCAGATGCTACCCGCCAGAACGTCGAGGTATTGGCATAGAGGTAGAGATTGGTCAGGTGCGTACCTGCCTGGCAAAGAGTAGAAAGAGCAAGCTGTCCCGTGGTATCGGTAGGATCATAGTTGCCATTGAACTCCATCGTCCCTGCTTCGCCTAACTCCGCCACTTCATAAACTTTAGTTCCCGTGTCGCCAAACGCGGTGGGTGCCGAAGTTACTGGTAGACTAAATCCACTCATTGACCACGACACCATATTGGCTACCACCGTGCTACCATACATAACTTTTCCATTAACTCCTGAAATTTTCATTTTGAAATCCTCCTTGTTTACCGAGGACAATAAAAAATGCCCCGGAAATTGAATTATTACCAATTTCAGCGGGGCATGTGCGCGGCTGACTATCAGACTATGCGTCTTTCGAGGGATAGCCTGAGTATTTGATTGCTATCTTACTTTTTTTCTAAAAAATCTTCAAGTAATTTTACAAACATTTTCACACATCGTACAAATATTTGCAATAATTCTTTTGCGTCATCACTCATGTTACTTGTTCCTCGTCAAATGGTGCTGCTGAAGTCATAAATTCTCGTATCTGTTCTAACCGTTCCTCAGCATCGGGGGATAAGCCTAATGCGGTGGAATCTAATTTCCATTTTGCGCTAAATCGGTCATGAAGTATCTTGTAATTAGCACAAAATTGTTCTGATGGACTCCACGTAAACGGTCTCATACAATAATGTTCACAAAAACAATCAATTACCCACGATGTTTGGTTAGCTTCCCATGCCTGCAAGCAACAAAGTGTACCATAAAGGTCAAATCCAGTTAATGATTCATCGAACCTAAATCCCTTCTTCATATTGACGATTATCACTGCCTCGTCAAAACAACAAGCTTCGTGGGGAAAGGAATGGATATCGGAGGTATTGAAATAGTCTGGGATTCGCATGTCGTGAAATTTGCCACAGACCAAACCACTTGCATCTTTACCTATAACTCCCGCAACAACCCAGGACTCTGGTAACATTTTGATTTGATAACGTAGCTGGTCTACCCAACCAGATCGAAAATACATATCCTGATGTACCAGCACGCAGATATCGGCACTTTCCAATTCGGCCTTATCTAATAGTATGTTTAACCCTTTGGTAGCCGATTCAGGATTCTGGATAAACATTAGAGGACTATTGATCTGAGATTGGCGGAGTACCATTGAAAACCTTTGGGGATTGTTAATCATGCAACCAAATACTACTTTTGGATGATTGTGATCCCATCGTTCTGGTTCGTAATAATTGAATAAGGCATAGAGGTCAGGGCGGTAAACTATCTTCTCGCGAGCGTCTTTATAATCTACCGCTAACTCCCCGTCCCAGCAATGAGAGTTTTCATTGTGGAGGTGCCGTTTGAATAGTATACCTTTCACAAATGACTGTTGGGCGGAGATGCTACCTAATTCTACATTCTTAGGATCAGCAAATAATGTATCGGTGGGGTAATCTCGTGGTGGCTTTACCCCCTTTGGTATCCGGTGGCCGCGCTTCATGCTAATAATTACAATGTCGTCATCCATCTTGCGGATCTCGTCCATGACATTCGGTTCGTACATATCATCATCATCAACTGTTACATAGTAGTCGTCGTCAATGATACGATAATTATTAATGAACTTATTACGCTTGAAGCATCCCGGCATCATTACCTTACAATCAGAAGCCTTGCCGGGGATGGCAACAGGATAAATAAAGTCTTCATTGCTAAAATCAACCAGTTCATCCTCAAACATAATCGGATGCAGGATTACCCCCATTGGCCGGTAAGCCTCAATGAGTTTATCCTTGTTCTCGGGGCGACTGAATGGGATGATAAGGTGTATTTGGTGCATGTGTTTCCTTTCTTACTCGTTAATTGCCTGTAATAAGGGCATGTGACATTCAATTCGTTTTCTGATTATGTCGCAATAGGTGGCATCCTTTTCAATCAGGATGTATTTTCTATTCGTGTTTAGACAGGCCACACCGGTTGTGCCGCTACCCGCGAAAGGGTCAAGAACCGTGTCGCCTGCGTTGCTCCATGAAAGAATGTGGTCGGTGGCGAGTCGTTCAGGGAACATGGCCGGATGCTGATAAGCCTCCTTGCACGTCGTTCCTTTTCCGTATCCGGTGCTATATGCCCATATATTTTTACGCTTCCCGAAAGCCGCTATCACCACGGGATTCCTTTTCGATGTGCTCCCGTCCGCGTTTCTGACCGTTTTGCTTGATACTGTTTTCCCTCCTTGAGAGTTTGCCCGGTCACTTATCATATATGCCGTTTTTGGTTTTCCTTTACTCAACACAAACATATATTCAAAACACGACCAATATCGGTTATGATTAGGCTTCTGGAAAGAATCTTTTTCAAAAATCATCGTATCGTGAAGGTTAAAACCAAACTCCTTGAAGTAAAGTGCCTGTTTGAATGATGTCCCCGTTTCGCTCCCGTTGATTGTGGCATCGCCTACTACCCAGACCACCACACCGCCGTCTTTCGTAACCCTGTAAAGTTCTTTAGCTATCCCCTCAAAATCAAAGGTAGAATTGCCGTTATAGGTTCGCAGATTGTCATAGGGCGGAGATGTCACCGTCAGGTCAATGGACTTATCGGGCAAAGTCGGCATTATGGTTAAGCAATCACCTTCGTACAGCATCACTTACTCCGTTGGAAGAGGGCTATGCCACAAGGATTAGTCACATTGGTTGGCGATATCCACTCATTGATAAACTTGTAATCCGCGTGAGTCTTCATCTCCCTTACTACCCTCTCAACCTCGCCGCCATTCCACACTGAATCATGGAGGAAGAGGTATCCACCGGGGGCAATCATGGGCGCGAAGTGTACAATATCCATCATTGTCTCCATGTAGGTATGCACAGCATCAAGAATGACAAGATCAAAAGGTGCATATTTCTTGGCACGGCGCACCGCGTTCTCGGATTGCGAATCGTCTATGATTTCAATAGTGTCAATTTCGCGTAATATTCTACCACGATGGAAACATTGAGGATGGGAGTTATTGTCTACGATTATAATGGTTTTGGGGTGGAAATAGTGATTGAATAAGAACGTGGTTCCACCAGCTGCCGCGCCTACTTCAAGGTAGGAATTTATCTGCACATTATTGGATAGAAGGTAATGGATACAGGGACCTATTTCGTCTATAACCTGCTGGCAAAAGTTTCCACCTACGAACGAACCTTCCATCTGACCGAAGGTGTTGAAATCCTCAGTGCCGTGGGAGATTACAAATTGCTGGATTTCTTCAATAGTGGGGATAACCTGCTTAGTCGGGTTCGGTTTAAGATCGGCAATCTTGATTTTGGTTTTAACTTCTTCTTCCATTATTGGATAGCTCCTTTCTTTGGTTCAGGTTCAGCCGAATAATCTTAATTGAGCATGGCTGTCATTATTGCTTTTTATTATATTGCACTGATGGCATAAGCACCGCGTATTTCGCATAGAATGTTCTCCACCATTACTTAATGATATTATATGGTCAAGATTTGGATATAACATATGATTAACATTTTTGAAATCAGGTCTCGTTTTCTTCTTACAAATTTGGCACCTATATCCATCTCGTTTAAAAACATCAATAGGATTAAATTGTTCATATCCCACGCCAAACTTCGCAGATTTTCTCTTGTAATTTTTATTCCTCATCACAGATTTGCCTTGTTCAGTCTGCCAATATTCCTTTTCCCATGCTGATATTTCTTCTTTGTGTGTTAGCCGATAGATTATTGCGGTCTTCTTTATTTCTTCTTTATGTGACTGATTATACTCCTTGCTGTACGCTGCTCTTTTTTCTTTATTAGCATCGCGAAACTTTTTCTCTTGAGCTAATCGTTGTTCTCTGGTTGCTGCACGATATGCCTTAGCCCTAACAGCAGCCTCTGCTTTATGTTCATGGTAATGTTTTCTACCATATTCCAACCGCTTCGCTATCGTAGCAGCACTATACACCAGAAAGCACCTCCGCTGCAATATCCCACTCTTCTATAGCCAACATCATTTCATCAGGTGTCCTTTTCCCAGCCGACCGGAACATTCTCTCGTCGTCGTTGTCGTCCATTGTCGGGGGGATTTCAATCCACCGGTAGGCTATCCATTCTTTGCGGGTGATGTCATTTAATTTCTTCTCCATTCTATTCCTCTCCTATCCGTCGCCACTCGTGGCCGTAATATTTAGTAAATCCAAATAGCCTTGGAATTAAATGCCACAAGGGGCGTGATAGCACCATGTGTTTCCCATTCCAGCCCGGAGGGGGCCACTTGCCACCCGCTCTTAAATCCTCTTCTAAATCATCAGCGTAAATCCTTGCACTCATAAACATTCCTTTCTTAAATTAAAATAGGCAGGCAGTGCCTTGTTAAATCTTATCTACCGTCCGTCCTTCATTGTTCAAGATAAAAATTGGCGAATGAGCCATAATATCTATTGGCTTTTTATCACCCCTGAATAACGAAAGCTCCCATATTTGGTTCTGGTTCGCTGCCTCGGTGAAATCTAACACCGATCTTAGGGAAACGACACCAAATTCCGTAACCGCATCTACCATCTTTGAACAAAAACGCGCATTCACACTGTACCTATCTACATCACCAAAAACTTCCCACCGTTCTGTTTCTTTTGTTACTCCATGCGAAAATTTGATTATCATTTTTCTGCCTCTCTTCTTTTCTATTGAGACTATCTTCGTTCAAATAGATTTTTTTGCCAAATTGTGTCTTCCAGTAGAGAAAGTTGGAATCACTATTTTCTATTTGAACTGGATGGTGCATTGTCTCTACCTGCCTTTCTGTCTATGGCCTGCCTGCCTATTTATTTTTTACCAGCAAAATGGAATGCTATTCCTTGTCCTATCGTCAGCCCGACAAAAAACACCATAATCAAATCGCCTATGAATTCGCTTACAGTTATTTCAAGCATCTTACGTCCCTTCCCTTCTAAAGATACACACCATCGATGGTCTCATTGAACCATTCTTTGAGAAACCAACAAATTTCACCCTTCCTCGCAAGAACCTAATTTCCGCCTTTCCATAAACATAATCATGGAACCATGCCGTATCAGTATTTACAAAAACCAAGAAGACAATCGTTTTTGCCTCTTTCTTTAATTCCTCATGTGCCTTTACAAGCCATTTTTTAACTTGTGAATAAGGTGGATTGACAAAAACATTGCCCCGCCATTCCATGTCAAGTCCGTTCACCATTGATTTCAAAGGGCAGGGATCAAGATCAAAATGAAATTCAGAATCAAGCTGACGATACAACCATTCAGGGGTTGCCCAATCATCCGTTACTTTTGATCCAAATAAGTCTGTTTGATTTTTATTCACTTATTGCAATTCCTTTCTTATGCGGTTTGATAGACGATTTCGTAATCAATTACCCAGTGAAAAAGTAGCGAACTTCCATCTTGCAACGATGAATTATCCTCAACCATTGTAACAAGATTTTGGCGCTGAAACTGAACACAATTCTTGCCGGTGATGGTTAGCACACAATCGTCAAGTAAGGTAGTTAAATCAGTATACATTGTGGTGATTTCCACTCTACCCGATGTCATTGCGGAGAATAGGTCGAACTGGATTAAGACAGACTCGCCGGTTTTCTGGAATACGTTATCAGGCACACCGGAAACTATTGAGTAGACTAAGTATGGCATGTCGGCAGTGTCGGCGGTATCTCGGTAAACTCTTCCACCACAGTCGTTATATATATTGGAATCAAGGAGTTTAGCGTCGATTGCTGAGAAGAGGATTTGCATTATGCTACCTCACGAATCTGGATTTCCATCCACTCATTCTTACCACTTAAATTGATAGGGGGTGCAGCTATGTTTAGTACCGTAACTCCATTCACCAATATGCGCCACGTTACCAATATTCTCACAGGCCGGTAACGGATACGAACCTTGCCGGTGATGGTGCCACCTAATGCGAGGGCTTGGATACGCTCAACGGATGTTAATGGCCACCACGCGCCCTTAGCAGTGAAGATGGTCTGCCATCCAACCACTCCGTTAGCATCTTTCGTGGGAGCTTGGAATATCAAGTTACGATTTAAGTCACCTAAGCGCATGATTCAATTCCTAAAAGTCAAAGTCCATATCATTCAGCTTACCACACTGGTTCACGAAACGTCCGTAAGTATCACTTTTAATAACCGTCTGACCTGTAGTCTTGTCGCCCTTATCGGTAAAATTATCCGCACAGTGACATTTAATTGCTCTTTTGAAACTTACAGGGACTTCCGCCGCCGTAGCCCAACCACAAACATATCGAATTGTAATCGGATTATGAGGATAAAGTTCTCCACTTGGCCACGAACCGCCGTACAGAAGTCCGACAAATCCGCATTGAGTCCCATTTATCACTACAACATAATCGGTATTTTCAACAAGGGTTGTAACTGTTCCGGCTGAATCTATCCACGTCACGGATGTCACGCTGACAAGATTTCCCCATGGTAATTTAATCCTATTTCCAGAAGGCCATTTCTTTGGGCAATAATCCCAAACCTGCTGCATGATACGCTTAGAAGTATCGTTTTCAACTGATAGTCTACCCGCTGCAATCAATTCGATAAGGTTGGTATCTTCGGAGACATTCGGTTCCCAGACCATGATTGAAGTTCCGAAATCACATGATGCTACGAGTGTTTTGGCTACAGTTCGGATATATTGCTTAGTGCCGGTATAGGTTTTCTCCTGAATGACCGTATCGTTTAATTCCGTTACCTGCGTAAACGCCCCTGTCGCCCAATCGGTATAGGGCCCGGCAAGAACATCGGCTTCCTGAATCTTGACATCCACCGTCCCGCTAGCTCCGTTATTCACCGGGGTCAGATAGACGACTGCTGCACGACCTAAGACATTCACCGCTGTCCCTAAGAGGGTGTATGCAGTCACGACCCCATGAGATCCGGATGCAATAGAGGTGTATAGGGTCGAATCCGTCGCCATCGTGCCTGAATCTATACCTAATGCTGTGCGAAGTTCTGCAATTGTCACGGGTTCTAAGGTAGGTTCGGTAACACATCTTGTCCCCCCACCTGAAGATGATACCGAACTGGGGATCTCAAGAACCGACAAGATTCCATCTAATTCATAAGTCGAAGCAGGAGTGCCATCACCGATAATCGTGCAGGTTAATAAATAATTCCGGCCACTTGTACCATTCTGCACCCATCCATATACAATCTTAGTTGAAAAAGTTTGGTTGCCGACCTCCAGAATTGTTGTGGAAACATCAAGACCGGTAGTTTGATCTATTGCGGTTATGATTGCCGATGCTATGTTTTCAGTGCCTAACGGCAGAGTGAAATCAAAACTAATCGCATAGGCTTCGGAGGGCTGCTTGGACGAAAATTGAGTTGACATAATTTATGCTCCCGTTATCCGCGAACCGGCAGATATGTCTTTTACCCGTTCCGGCGATGATAACCCGGATGTTGTTGATGGACTTATTATATTACTATTTTTAGTTGTTGCAAATATTACTTTTGAATTGAATGGTGATGTCGCTTGATCGGCTGATCGTATCTCCGGGTACGTGCGTGTGATGTAGAATGTGTCGCGAATAGATGTAAGATCAACATTGCTCAATGTGCCAAACATATCAATGACTAACAATAAAAATTGATCAGTTACAGTGTTGATATCGGATTGGATAGAATTGAACCGGTCAAAAAGAACTGAAAACTGGTCGTAGGTTAATAAAGTTTCGACTCGATTGATTAGATAAACGTCCTGCTGAATCGTGGGAATATCGGAAATGGTTAATGATTCAGATTGAGATTTGTTTATAACGTCCATCATTATTGTGATTGAATCTTGGATGGTGGACAATTCCTGCTTGAAAACTCCATAGCTTCCAAATGGAATTGAAATAGTAAAGGTATCGGAAATAGTTGAAGATTCTGATATGAAGGTATTGAATAAATCTAACATTACGGCAATTGAATCTTTAAGTGTAGATAGTTCATGTAAAAGTAATTCAGAACTCCTCCACGATGAACTAATAGCAAATGAATCCCCAACCGTAGCGGAATCGGAATACGAGATATTGAACAAATTTAACATTGCAGAGAAGGAATCAGACACAGTTGCATAATCTGACTTAATTGCATTATAGGCATCAAATATTATAGATAATCGTTCGGCCAATGAGGTGCTTTCAGATATTGACTGGATTAGTTGTTCATATTGAATAATTGCGGCATCCGCAGTTGTTGTCATTTCTGATTGATGTTTGACAATTAAATCAACCATAATAGTAACAAAGTCGGTAATCGTGGCTTTATCAATATTGCTTAATTCAAATCCACCATATAAAATTGCTATGGTGAGTATATCAGCAAAAGTTGTGCGGTCTATTAAAGAAACATTGTATTGGTCAAGCATTAAACTAGCTATGTCTTGAATCGTTGAACTATCTAAAGCTGATAAATTCAAAGTATCAAGCATTATGGCAAGCGTGTCTCGAATAGTGATTTGCTCTGTATTAGAAATATTATAAATATCCAATTGGAGGGAAAGAATATCTCGCAAGGTTAAAGACTCTGACCTACTACTTACCAGAACATCAAACATCACGCTGAAGGTATCTTTAATTGTTGCTGTGTCAACGGAAGCTATTACGAACTGGTCAAACATTACCAATGCTATATCCCGAAGTGTGGCTTTATCTACTAATAAGGGGACAAAGGCATCTAAAATAATACTAATTACATCTTTGATAGTTGCGCGATCTGATAACGAAAGGTTAAAATCTACAAGAAATATTTCTAATTCAATTGCCAGAATATCCTTAGCTGTGGCCACTTCTATATTGTTGGCATTAAGAACATCAAGAATAATAAATAGGGTGTCCTGGGTAGTTAACCTGTCTATGCCAACAATTATGAGTTTATCTAAAATAAGGGAAAGAACGTCGCTAACGGTAGCACTATCTATGCTTGATACGTTTAATGTATCAAGGATCAGGCTGAAAATGTCCCGGGTAGTAGCATTGTCTACATTGCTGACATTTAATTTATCGAGGATTGCAATAAAGGTATCACTAACTGTAGCATTATCTGCCGCCGACACATTTAATTTATCAAGAATTACAGCCAAAATGTCTTGAGTAGTTGCTATGTCTTGGTTAGAAACATTGAGAATGTCAAGAATGATAGTCAATGTTTCACGAATGGTTGCTGTATCCGCATTGGCTGTAATTAGTGTATCGAACATTACTGTCAAGATGTCTTGAACAGTAGTTTTATCAACCTGAGCCGAACAAAGTACATCAAGAATCAATATGAAGATTTCTTTGATTGTTGTTTTTTCAGGCGAAACTCCCGCAGTGCTTTCCTGTACAAAAGTGTCACCATCTTCGGTTAATAAAGAAAAGCCGTCTTCCATCAACAACTTTCCGCCCACAACACTAGAATTTATATAAATGTCAACAATAGAAGAGATTAAAGATAGAGTTGCTGTTTCAGACAAGGTTGCTTGGTCAAGATTGGATTGGTTAATAATATTGAAAAACAAAGTTGCCATATCCCGAATTGTCGCGATATCTTGATTTGATGTTACAAGAATATCGAAAAGTAAGGTAGCCACATCTTGGATGGTAAAGTTTTCAGTACCAGATGAATTAAGTTGATCTAAGATTAGGGTGATAACATCCCGCGTTGTTACCGTGCTTGCGATTTGTGCGTTAAGAGTATCAAGGACGATCGAACTGACATCACTAATAGTAGCAGCATCAATGTTGTTAGCCTTCATAGCGTCAATGATTATGGAAACTATGTCTTGGACTGTTGCTGAATCTAATCGGGAAAGGGGGATGTCTGTAATGATTGACTGTAGGGATATGGTAATTATTTCCTGAATAGTGGCAAACTCATCATTATTAGCAATGTTAAGTTTATCTAAAATCAAGGTAACAATATCTTGATTCGTAATAGTCTCATTATCTGCCACATTCAAGACATTAAGAATGACGGTTTTAATGTCTTGAATGGTTGCTTTCTCTGATTTTGCTACTGCTCGTGCTGTCGTCATTTCACATCATCCGTTCTCGTGATCCAACTTTTTCGGCTACATGAATCCTTAACACACCATCATCAATTGCTATTGGGATGTCCTCTTGGTACTTACAGCCTAGTTCTTTTAATTCGGCATAATGGGTCTCGTATCCTGACTTACAGAAACGTGGTCTACTCTCATATATCTTACATTTCCCATCTTCAGCTAATTCCTTACAAGGATGATTAAAAAACACTGTCTGCCCTATCATCCGGCCACCCCGAACCGCAATGTGCTTTATATCATAAGCAAAACTTGAAACTGGTAAGGTTAAAAATCTGCAACATATCCCACATTTGGCGCAAGTACCCATTATCCTACCATCCCAAATATGTCACCCGTAGTAACATCATCTACAAACCCAAATACATTAGAAGGAATGTTGCCACCTTCCCAGTCATCGGCTGTAGAATTCAGGTAATAAATGGCGAACCCTGCGCTACCAGATGTAATGTCACTATCAACTGCTGTCACTCGTAATATACCATTTTGAAGCAATGTGAGATTAGTTCCTACAACTCGTAATTCCCAAATATCACCAACTACCGCAGTAAGTCCGGAAGTACTTCCAATAGTAGTTTGTGTCCCGGTAATAAATTTCTGAATTAAAAAAGTGGTTCCATCATCACATCCACCCAGATAACAAGTTTTTTCTGACGCAGACTGTCTGACAATTAGCTTATGACTCCATTCCGTCTCACTATTTTGTGCAGTAATTTTTATTTTGCTATATTGATTGTTCTCAAATACATCTAACCCCCAATACGCACCACATTCACCATTAACTCCCAAAGAATTTCTTACTACTCCTGATAATTTTTTTAGTGGATCTGATGGGAAAGGATTAGTAACCCAATTTGTGTTTAAAGGATTCTCGTCTCCAATAAAAGAATCAATTGCTGGTAATGTCATAATTTTATCTCTCGAATAATTGCTTGTTGATAACCATTCTTTAAGATTTTGGCACTTTCTTTTTACTGAACCCAAAAAACACTAGATAAAAAGCGAATAAAATTACCATCAAATTAAGCTACTACATACTCAAAGGTAATAATCGCCCGTGTTATGGTTCCATCTACGCTTGTCGTCTTCCAGCCTATGTAATTGCCAGCCGCTATACTGGCGTTCGATAATGCACCATCATCATTTGTATTAGTATCTGCTGCACCAACAATATCAGAACCGTCCACAACAGCACCGTTTAAACCATTGGAATCATATTCATACATCTGACCTGTAATAGAAATTCCACCTATACACAAAACATGAATAGCGGTAATTGTTAAATTTACAGGCGCACGCCATAAAGGACTATCTGCCGTAGCGGTTGGAGAAGTAATTACAAAGGATTTGGATAGCGCCAATGCTTTACTGAGACTAGCTACGGACACCTTCTTGTTTGCGCCCCCAGCATCAACTTCAACTAACATATTAGTCGAAACGAGAGCGGTATCTTCAGTTAATTGACTTATTTTTTGATCAGCCATTTATTTCACCTTCGCGTACTGCAATTCTTCACCGGCAATCGGGTATTGTTGACCATCCATCGCAATGTGACGGCAGAAGATATTAGTGTCACAGAGTACCGACCACTTCTTTTTCTGGATATCCGGCCACCCAGCACGTTCGTAAATCTTCTCTTTCTTCAAGCGATTATAGAAAAAGATATCCTCTGTCCCGCCTTCGGTTTTCCACTCATTCTTTTCGGAATCATAATAGGTCCGGCTGGGAGTCTCGAATATCCGCCGGACTGTTTGCGTTCCCATCTTATATTCTTCAGAATCCTTGTAAATCACCTCAAGAATCGAACGATGGATAAGGTTGCAACCAAGCCCCATTGCCTGTAACCAAACCAAGTCTCCCATCTTCCAGTCCATGAAGTAGGATGATCCATATTCACGGTACATTAGGGGCTCTGCTGGAACACCTTTAGTGAAGTATAACCCACCAAGAACGGGTACTGTCCCCTTCATCATCCAAGTATTAAGACGGCTAAAGGTATCATAAGGAAGAATTACATCGTGATCGAGGAACAGGAGCCATTCGAAGTCCCCTTTAATAAATGCATCAACTGCTGAATTCCGGGCATCAGCAACAAGGAATCCCATTGGAGAATACTGATCCATCCACTGGATTATTTCTACCTGAGACCAGTTTGTAGGGATACCTTGACCATAGCGTGAGAGCATCCATTCAGCACGAACAAGACCGGTAAGAGGAACGGAGATTAAAAGTCTCTTGCCATATTTAACCTGGGCATTGACTATCGTTGAATTACGCTTTAGGAGTTTCATTAGGCACCACCCTTCCCACGAGCAATTGTCAACCCTTTTGCTTTAGGGGGAGTGTCTAATTTCTTTCTAATCACGCCAATTCCGCCCCAACTGATATCCCGTGGATCAATGAACTCCCAGTGTTCGTATTGAGATTTGAGTTCAGCCCATAACTGGTCTACTTTGCAAGTTGGATGAGCAGGATGAAAACAAATGTCATGGAAGGCAATCAGACCACCATTACGAACTAAAGGTGAATACATGTCGAAATCAGCCTTTACGCCTTCATAAGTGTGATCACCGTCTATAAAGAGGAGGTCTATTTTATCCCCATTCAAATCCTGTTTAACACGATTCAAAGTAGATAGCTTGTGGGAATCAAATCTTAAAAAATAAAGCTTCTGTTTCCCTTTTGCAAATGATCGGAACCTTTTTTGATCCTCAATCATATACCCCCCACCAAACTCACCACCAGGAAGGTCAATGCTAAGTAATTTAGCGGCGGCAGAAGCTAACTGGCAAAGAACATAAAACACCCCACCACGAGCCGTTCCTATTTCAACAACTGTTTTTAATTCAAGCCCTCGGATGAACTCAATGAAGGCGGATAACTCTACAGGTTTCTGCAATGCACCGATCAGCATTGCCTTTTGTGCCAAGTCGATATTAACAATTACTGTGATGTCTCGTTTCCGTAATATCGCCTCTATGTTCCCACCCCACTGCCATGAAGCATATTCAATCTTCCATGGTTTAGGTTCATACTGCTTATACATGGGGTAGGTAGGATCAAGGTGCTGAAAGGTCGCCTCGTTGATGTAGGTGATATGGGTGGGATCGCTAAAAAACCCCTGGCTATTGGCAAAAGGAGCGGATACTACTAACTGACCACCGGGAGTAAGTAGTCTCCACATCTCATTAAACCAGTCAAAGGTTAGCCACGGCTTGATATGCTCGATAACATGGGCGGCCTTGATCGTCAAACAAGAATCGTCGGCAAAGGGATATGGGAAGGATTCGAGGTCATGAACTATGTCCACTCCCTCGCGATGACGATAATCAATCCCAGTGAAGTTTGATTCCTTCCTGTCTCGTGCGCCAACGTCAAGCAGGATTCCGGACTTTAATTTCTTAACCGCCATTAGTTCGACCGCCCTTCTACCAATGCTGGCCGCTGTCCAGAGTAAAGGGGATCTGGTTGAGCATCCTTAACCATAGCACCCATCTCTTTGACAAACTCAACCATCGTTTCAATTTTACAATGAACAGACAGGTCGATATTATCATTCTTGTGGATACCAATGATTATCTCCGCATCCTCACCTTCGGCCTGTCTAATCTTGTCTAACCATTGCTCTGATGTCATAAACTCCCTTTCTTTAATGGTTTAATTGGCTAACTTCTAATTCAAGTTTTTGTATCCGCGCTTCAAATGAATGTACAGATTCTTTTAAAACTCTATTTTCTTCTTCTAATCTCATAACATTCTTGCCCTTAGCAAAGTGGTTGTGGACATGTAAGGAACGAGAAATCACTTCAAGGTTCTCTATACGATTGTCTTTTGGATCACCATTGATGTGATGAACAATTTCTTTTGGTTCCAAATATCGTCCTAATTTTTCTTCCATCACAAGACGATGTTCCATAACATAACCATGATTGCTTGCATAGGGATGATTAGGACGTTGAAGCATAGTATAATTTCCTCCGCCTCCTCCCTTACATTGTCCCCCTTGCCAATGGCTTGCTAATTCGCCAACCCACTCTTTTCTTGGTCTAATACGAATCCCATTCTTTCGCAAAATTGCCGGAATAGAATTCCTATTTATTCTCAATTCATGTGCAACCGCTGTCATTGACATTGTTTCATACAATTTTGCTACCTGTTTGCCATCTATCACTTTTTTAACTGTTGTTACCATATATAGACCTCCTAAATTATTTTCAGAAAGTCTATCTCTATAATGCAACAAAGTCAAGTAGTATTTATAACTACTTGAAATTATTAAGAAGTTGACGCTAAAAAAATTACGTCATACGTCAGGTTGACCGCTTGGTTACTCGCAATTGAACTTGACGCATAAGTCCCGCCGCAGAATATATGGTCAGTCGCAACACCGTACAATCCAACATTGGAAATGAGTGCAGTGGATGTTCCAGACACCCAAGTCGCCAAATATCGAGCTGTATCCCCATCGGTTGACGCTGCACGAGTAATGTAGGTTTTAGATACCGTCTTATGCAATGTAGTGGCAAGCGAGCCGGGGAGGATCGTAGCATTAGATGCGACTAATGAGGCTGACCCCAATGCCGCCAAATTGATTACCTGCGACCCTGCTGAAGATGCGAATACATAGGTCATATATTCAGTTATGCCCATCGAGGTAATCAGGTTATGCTTGTACCCACTATCTCCCACAACTTCCCCATCTTCTACAATGTTTATCCTGAACATTCCATGCATTCCGACACTCACTGTGGGATGGGCACTTTCTACTTTTTTAGTTCTTGGCATCATACACCTCCGTTAATTACTTCTTGTTGGTTATAGTTGAAGTTTCCATTACTTACGTTCCTTACGTGTCGGCGCGTCATGCCGCCTTTGGCGTCCGCCGCCACTACAGTCTCTTTTCACCTTACATCTACACTATTCTTATAGATTTTTCATCTATTTATTTTAAGAACCCGCCATTTGCACATCATCTTTATTTGCCTCCTGGCGCGGCATTAAATGTTCCGAGAGAGGTGGGCGGGTATCCGTAAATTTAATCTTACTTTTTCTTCTTACCTTTAGCCTTCTGCTTCTTTAATTTCTTATCATTTGCGATTTGGTTGACCCTACCTGTTTTCATTTCTTATCCCCCGCCTTCTCGATCACGCCCGCCTTGGTATCCCTGAGGTCACTGGTGACCTTCTGGCTTGCCTCAACCATTTCCGGCTTACCTTCTACCCCTGCCGGTACATCTTTGATTGCATCCGTAGCCTGTTCGCTCTGGACGATTGCCGCATCCAGCTTCTCAACGGTAACGTACCTATCCCCATCAAATCCGTATAGTTCCTTGCAGGTTGCCTTAACAGACCGCTTATGGAAGAACCCAGGCCAGACATAAACCACAGACCACTTTGCCCATCGGCGGGTGAAGTCCTTTGCATGAGCGTAATAACTCCTCCCGGCGTCGATATCGTCGCAGTAAGCATTGATTTCTAGGTACACATTGGCGGCGAGGGATTGAGTGAGACAGACAGGATCAGAATCATAGCAGGAAAGATAATCATGAACCGCCCCACCCCTGACATTCCTTCCCCTGACTATCGGAACTGATTCGCCATCCATCACAAAGCCTGCGGGGATAGTTACCCTTGCTTTCAATCCAGCTTTCGCCAGCTCGTCACTCTCGAAGCGGAACGGCGCCGTCATTTGAACAAATCTGTCATTGTCCAGGTGACGGGTTTCAAATTCTGAAAGGATTCGAGTCATTTCGTGGCTCCTGCCCTTAATATTTAGAGGGAATCAATCCTCTTTCGAGAAGGTAAAGATTCCAATTTGCCTTGCGTAACTGCATATTCAATGCTTGGATTTCGTGTCTACCTGCATTAACATCAACAAAGTCATCATCTTTAGACAAGACTGTGTTTTTCCTTGTTCGCGCCCTTCGTGTCATTTCCCCGCCCCTGCCGCCGTGAGTATGTTGGATAACGTCACCGCATCGATCCCCTGCCCCTTGCTCGTAACTTTCGCATCACCTACGGACGCGGTAAGCTCCGTAGAGGTCGTCAGGAATCGGGTGTAGGATACCGTCACAGTGCCGTCTGGCTTCTTTTCAAAGGTGGCCGTGGCGCATCCGGTAAGCAGCAGAACTATTAAAAGTAATCGCTTCATATTCCCCCCTATATCGCTCCAACAAGCAAAAGCACCACAAGGATAACCAAAATCAGGCCAAAGCCGCCAAAAGGAGCGTATCCCCAGTTATGAGAATAACTGTATCCAGGATAAGAACCAAAGAGCATGACCAACAGAACGACAACGAGGATCAAACCGATTGCGCTAATTCCCTTATTATTTGATAGCCACTTCTTCATAGCACACCTCCTTATCCTACCCTCACCATCCCCACAATTTCGGAACCACGTTCACCAACTTGTCGAAACCAGAGAGAGTCAGCCATCTTGTCAGCCGCCTTCTGCCAGTTCCCCTCTTTAATGGCCGACAGCATCTTCTTAAACTTCCTGGCACCACCTGCCCCAATGTTCAGGACAAAATCCACGAGAGCAAACCGCCGCGCCTCTGGGTACCCGTCGAAACCGGGGTACAGGTCGCGGCACTGCCACGTTGCAGACTCAATAGACCGATCAAGCAGTTCCTCTGCCATCTCCTCGGTTATCCGCCCATAAAGGTGCATGAATGAGAGGATTTCGGGCGGCAGGGTATTGTCATCGAAGTTGTACCCGTATCCCACTGTCTGTTTCCCCGCAGGGCAAAGGTACGGTTTCAGCCGTTTTCCCTCGTGACGGCGGATCATTTCTTTAAGATCCATTTACTTCACCTCGTCCCCGACCTTTTTTCCCATATGGTAAAAAGGGTAATCATTACTTCACCTCTTGCCATCCTCTGTTCTCATTGTAGGAGCCTTCTCCCATAAATTTATTAGTGGATTGAATATATAAGCAGGAGTCTTTGGATCACCTGTATGAAATAAAGTTCTTCCATCAGCCAACGCATGTGTATGATAACCACTCAACAAAGATTGAATATCTGTGGTTTTCTGCATAATTCCCCGTTGCTGTCCAGCAGTCTCCTGGGAATATCTCTCTTTTAAATATAATCCTACTCCACCATTAACAAATGAATTGGCAATAATGAAGATGACAATGTACCCTATTATCTTGGTTACACTTCCTGTTACTATCCGTGTAAACCAATTCTCGGCATCGTTCTTAGCTTGCCGAGAAACACGTTCCGTATTTTCTTTCTCATCTTTCACGCCCGTTGCGGCAATAAAATCAGCAAGTGCTTTTTCAACAGAGTACAATTCCCCCGATACCTTGCTAAGTTCTGTAGATAATCCATTATCCACCTTCTTCCGGATATGGCTAACATCTGAAGCCATCATTCCTAACACGCCTTCATGTTTTATGACGAGTTCACAGGGTATCTCGCTCATCTGGCAATCCTCCTCAATTTAATTGGCCTAACTCAAATCATTGTATCGTCCCACCTGAGTTCATGGTGCCGGTTATCACCCTAATCAGTTTAATTTAATAAACAATCTCAAGTTCAGATGCGACAACGGTAGAGACAGTTCCCACCGCTAAATTCGCAGCACATCCAATCCTGACCACACCATCGGGGATAGAAAGACCACTTGGCATGTATTCACGAACAGGTGCTTCAGATAAGGTGGTAATCCCTCTCCATGAAGTAAGTGGAATACCAACATAAACACGTCTGGCAAGTCCTGCTGTAGTCCCTGCTGCACTTGAGGAATAACGTAAATTGTATTTTGTCTGGCTGACTCCTGTGCCTGTCCCGCCTACCGCCCAGTCAATTGGAGGATTGAACATGATGATTAATTCACCCAATGCCCACTGAACACCAGCAGCACGGGGGATATCAACAAGCATTTGAGCAGCGGAAATAGCTATCCACGCTCCATTCCAATATTCGATGATTCCTTCTAATGCCGCACCAATGGTAGCCGTGGTGATGTCGTAGGAAACTAATCCGAAGGGATATGTACACCCGATTATATGACCATCGTTTATTGTTGTAGTATTGATTGGGAAGTCGTTTGTGCCTGCATCCTGAGCATCTGTAGTATCGTCGGTTAATGTTGTTCCTACCGCTACCCATTGACCTGCTGTCCATGCGGAATCGGGGAATAAACCAGCAACACACATAGACACGGTTCCGGCTGAAATGTTTTGCAAATAGACTCTCATAATTACTGAGGTTGACACCGCCACGCCCGCCGATGCCGGAATAGTATTTGCAGCAGTCGCCGGTTGACCAAGCCAATGATAATTATTTGATACCCGGTATCGTGATGGATTAATATTGCTTATCATAATTCAGTCCTCTAAGAAAAGGCGGGGCCGCGAAGGGGAGGGAAAACGGACACCCGCCTGGAAGGGGTTAGGTTAATTAAATCAGCGACTCCACGTAGGCTCCGTCTGACAATGGCACCCACAAGCATGTTACTTTTGAAGTTCCGCTTGTCTGAGCAGCCGCAGCACCGGTGATGTATAATACGCCTAGCCCATTGGCAGTACCAATATCAACTGGATTAGTTAAGAGGGATATGCCAGGGGAAGCAGCTTCCAGTGCACCAGTAGCCAATGCATCGCCAAGAACTGCCACTCGCTTTCCTACAGCTAGTGAAGTCAAGGCACCTGAAGCAGCACAAATGTCAACTGCGCCAGTAGCCGGAACACTGGGGTCGTAGCCAAATTTAATAGTAGTCGCATCCGCAGACCATACGGTGATGGCTTCAATGCCGAGGTACAAAAGCCGAATCAGGCCCGACACAGTAAATAGTGATTTCTGGGAGATCACAACATAGGTAGCATTGGCGAATACGGCGGTTTCCGTTTTAAGACCACGGATGATATCTCCTGCAACTTGCATGGTGGATGGTGAGTAATTCATGGTTTATTTCTCCTTCATCCCCTTTTTAGGGGCTTCGGCATGGACTTCCTCAACTGCCGGTTCAGGGGTTTCAATTTTTACTTTAGCCGTGGGTTTAATTGTCTCCATAGCCGCTGCGATTTCCTCTTTTACAATCTGCCGAACTTGTTCTATCTCTTCTTTAAGCATTTTGAACTCCTTTCGTAATCGGGGAGCCGGTCACAAGCACTCCCCTATGATATTAAAGGTTAGATAACCGCCATCGAGGTCAGGTTAGCATCCTGGAACCGGCCACCGGACAACAGTACGCTCACACAACCAACAGAAGCAGCACCGGGATCAGCAACACAAACCCGGAATCCGATATGATTGGCAAGCAACATAGCCGCTTTGATTTCGATTATGTAGCAAGCAGGGGTTGTGGTTGCAACCGGAATCAATCCCGCAGAAGCCGAGGTCGTCCAGGTACGCGCGCCATGCACATCGCCATTCGCCAAGATAGAGCTGGTTTCATAGCGATAATACGGGAACATGATCGCCGTTGCAGTGGTAGGAACCACATCGTCACACGACTCAATGGTAACAACCGCAGCAGCTTTCGGAACGCCCCAATTAATGATAACCATTGCCTGATCGAAACTCCTCATCAGGACAACCAGCGGGGCTTTGGCACCCTGCAAGGTGTCAATGTCAATCGGGGTGTAAACATTGGGAATGAAATGAACATCTTCGAGTTTAACTTTCATGATAATTCTCCTTTTTTGTTCTTGTTATGGGGAGGATCACCCCCCCCGGTTATGAGACTAAATAAACTATTAACGGGCGGCCAAAACGACGAAATCGCTTTGAGTTGCCGCGCTTCCCTTATAGGGAGTTAACGGAGTAGCACGCACCGGTTGTCCATCGACACGATACACAAACCGGAACGTAGATTCATCGAAAACGAAACGAACATGGATACTTACGTCTGCCTGGATGCCACCTTTCTGTGCCAAGATGTACCCATCAAGATTCGCAAGCATTATATCTCCCACATCACCCAAAGCACTTGCTTGCTCAATCGGAATAACCGGACGACCAAGCAAAGTACCATAAGGTGCACCAGAAATACCACCGGCAGGCATATAAATCAATTGTCCACCCAAACCTACAGCCAGACTCATTTTATACATTTGCGGCAAGCACATTTGGTTAACGTACCAGTTAGCATTGAGGTACGAACTGGCGAATATGCGGCTGGACATATTAATGACATTTTCTGCCACTATTGTATCCGCACCCTGTCCACCTTCTTTAGCAACTGTAACTAAGCAACCAGCGTTCAAAATCCCCATCGGTTGGCCTGCACCTGTACCACGGAGAATTGCATCATCAACCACAAATGCAAATTCAGCGGGGAATGCGGCTCGGATAAATCCTTCCAAAGCAGCGGCATCGGCTAACAGTTCATCAGTAGCATAGCAAAGGCCGATTAACTTATGGAGATTCAGTTCGATTTTACGGAACTTCGGCTTGGACTTGGTTTTCTCTTCGGCTTCATCCGCCCAATAAGCCTGAATCCCACCCTGTCTGGAACCGGTTGCACGGGAAGTTTCATCCACACCGTTAATCTTAATGGAGTTGGCGTTAGCGGAAATGGGTTGCTGGCGACACTTAGGAGCAAGAACCGCCTTAGTTATCATGCCCTGAAGCAGATCATTTACGAAATCTTGCTGAACAAGGAATCCGCCATCTGACTGTACAGTTTCACTAAGTCCGGATGCAGCGGCGTTGTACAAACGGGGGTCAACTCCACCACCAGGCCGACCGGCATTGACTACCGCCACCATCTGCTGACCAAGGGACTGAAACTTGTTTTTCTTATCATGGTTGGAAGGTTCAGTGGTAGTGGTACGAAGCATAGTAGTACTGCCAACGGAGGCTTCTAATGAGGTTGCCACTCTTTCCTGCCGTTCGAGAGTTTTAACAGTCTTGTTCAACTCATCAACGGTGTCGAATATTTCATTCTTAAGCGTGATTTCGCTTTCGTTAGGATCACGGTTTTCGGTTACGGCCTGTGCGTCCATATCCGCTGCTTTCTTCATCAAAGATTTAATGTCTTCTTTATACTGGGGTACGGTTTTCATGACTATTACTCCTTTTTGGTTAAATTTTAAGTTGTTGTTGGCGCTAACCTTTCTGCTCTACATAATAGGTCAGCAATCCGGTCCTTTTTCTTAGGTACAGGTTCAACTACTTTCTCAACTGCTGCTACGAGCACAGGAACTTCGACCTCACGAGGAAGCTCTTCTGTAGGTAGAATTGTTTCAGGGGGTGCAATTGGATCAACATCACGAAAAGCCTCTGCAAATCCCTTAGACAACACCACCTTCGCCTGCTTATTGCTGCATCCAGCATCGCGGAGGACACGCTCTAAGTCGGTAGCGGTAGGTACTGGTTTGTGTTCTTTTAATGTTTCTGGTATGTTTTTGAATTTAGCCTTGGACATAATGGGGATAAATTTGGCACATGCCGCAAGATCCATTGAATCGGTCATATCATCAATAAATCCCATATCCATTGCTTCCTCTGCCGACATCCAGGTTTCTACGCTCATCATCGGCATTATTTCTTCTTTTTTCTTCTTGGTCTTGTCCATGTAGGTAAGACAAATGGAATCGCAAACTTTATCAAGGACATCGGCAGTCTTTCGCATTTCTTCAGAATCACCCATTGCCATGCCCCAAGGGTTGTGAATCATCATGAGAGCGTTCTCGGCCATATAGATTTCATTGCCTGCCATAGCGATTACGGAGGCGATTGAAGCAGCTAAACCGTCGATATAGGTGGTGACATTGGCCGGGTGCTGCTTGATCAAATTATAGATCGTGATCCCATCGAACACTTCTCCGCCCGGACTATTGATATGGAGGTCGATCTGCGGTGATTTGATGGCTGCCAACTCCTTTTGGAATGACTTAGCAGTAATCCCACCTCCAGACCAGAAATCCTCACCAATTTGTTCGTATATCCAGATTTCACTTACATCGGATTTATTCACGATATTAAACCACTTTTTCATGGGATCGCCTCCTTTGGTGCATTTGATGCGGATGGGGAAGATGGAGATGGCTGTGCTGATTTAGCTTGATTAGCCAACCATTCATCTACTTTACTTAATGGAATCATATTGTTAATTGCTATAAATGGTTCGTCGGCGTAAGGGTCAAGGAAAGGATCGAAGCCCTCCTTGTTTCTAATGTCATTTATCGTTAACCCACCAATTCCACTCATGATTTTGTAGTAATTAGCACGGTCGGTAGTATTGGCACGAAGTAATCCATCTACATTATGCCTAAAATAGAGTTTCTGCTTCCACTTTTCAGGTTCGGACAAAAGCTGCATATCAAAGCATTGTTCCATCCTAATCAACCAAGGCAATATACAATCGATGTAGTAAGATGCCTGTTCAGATTCGATATTGTTATTAGTCGCACGTTCAAGATTTTTTAACTTATGGACTGGTATATGGAACCATCTTGCTATATCAGATACTTGCCATGTTTTGCTTTCAAGAAACTGAGAGTCATTAGGATGCACACTTATATTTTCTATCTTCATCCCCTCTTCAAGCAACATAAGCCGGTGTGATTGACCAAGCCCCGAATAGGCTTGTGTGAGAGTATTCTGAAGATTTGATTTGGTAATGGGGTCAAGTTTTAAAGGGTGTGAAACTATCGTTCCAGGATGGGTGCCATTGCCGAAATACATAGCACCAAATGTTTCTAATGCCATGCCAAGCCCGATGGATTTACGTGCCATCGAGATTACTGAGTAGCCTTGAAATCCATCGAATCCTAAACCGGGAATATGGAGAACTTGAGCACGGGACAGCGGGATATCTTCACTACCAACTCGAACATAGTAGATTAACTCACCATCCTTCATGTCCATGCGAACACGATTGGGGGTAATCGGCCATAGTTCAACTATTTCGCCATAGCCGTTGTAAACCTTTTCGGCATAGGCATTGCCCCAAGTTAGGGCATGAACTGCGAGCACTTCACGGCCTATCTGTGCGGTCATATACTTGTTGAATTCACTGTGCATGACACGGTATAGGCGTTTTTCTTCTGCTTGGATGGTCTTGTTCTTGTCAGACCGGAGTAAATGAAGTGGTAAGGTGGATATGGTAGCGGATATTTGGCCAACAGCGTCATACACAGCCGAGTAAGTAAGTGCAGAGGATTCGGTTACTGACTCACCAGATACTGATTGCGAACCGGCTAAATTCCAAAGTAAAGGGTTCCAACTTTTCGCATCTGATAACGAAAGGTTAAAAATATCACGCGATAATAGAGATTTTAGCTTGGAGAATGTGGGAAATAGTTGCAATTAAGCCACCTTTGACATAGGGGTGCATAAATAGTGGCTTGATTGTAAAGGTAAAAAGGATAAAATTACAAGGTTAAAATTGTAAACATATTAGATAGTTGGCTAAATGTTGCTAAATTTGATATAATTATGCAATATCGTCCACCACCCTCCGTTTCATTAACCTAAAATTCTTAATACTCTCTCGACTGATAAATACTGTACTAAACTTTGGGCCTTCCGCGATTAAATGCCCATGCTCAATCCAAAGGCGAATGGTACGTTCGTGAACTCCAAAATATTGCGCGGCCTCGGATACACGAAGCAGGTTCTTGGTGGGGAGGTCGGCCACAGGAGGATCAGTAACAGGTACAATTTCTGGATTAGGTGGTGATAATACTGGTATTGCTGGTGATTTTAATGCCATTTTACTCTCCTTTTTCATAAATTAACGGTTTACCTAATAATTCTGGAATACCAGACACTAAGCAATCTGCATGTTTTCCACAAACTAAGCACGGAATGTCAAATAAATTCTGAATCAATTTAATTTCAAATGATTTTCCATATAACCTTTCTTGATTTTCAAAATCTTTGTTACAAAGCCATTGATTCACTTTTACTCTCCTTTTGGGTAATCATTGTTATTTTTAACAGTATAGTATTGACATAATCCTTCACTATTTTGATATTTACACAGCCAATGTTCAGTTTCGCCAGTTATGTAATTTATAGTGCCACCAGTTAAGCAAATTGATTCAGGATGAGGTTCATACGGTGCACCTGCTGGTTTACAGATATTGATACAGTCTTTACAAAATACTCGTGGTCGTTTTTTATATTCTTCTATCACCTTACTAATGATTTCACCTATCTCTTTTTCCGATATTGGTTTATCAGTAATTAAGGTGTACAATTCTTTCAACCAGTGCATAATACCTCCCTTATTTCCCTATTTCCATCACCTTTTTACACTCCATACACACAATAACGGGCTGTTGTGCCAATAGTTCTTGCCCGGTAGGTGAGATGATAGCTGAAATAGTGTAGCACATAATCCCCAGTTGAAAAATAGCACATCCACATGAGCATAATTTCGGCGTGGCGTCTTTCAGGTCAACTTGAATCTGCTGAGGTTGCGGTGCATGATGCTGGTTCGGAAACTGGCTTAAATTGTTACGTCGCGTTGCTTCTCCCATGATTTATTCTCCTTTTTGGTTAAATTTTTGGTTAAATTGTTGCCTTACATCCTTCCTATCGCCATTCCTGCTAACATTTCTGCTTCAGATTGGCCGGTAAATTGGGATCTACTATTCTTCGACTCAGGCCCCATAGCCATCAAAGCCACCGTGTTCAGCGAAGCCATAACCGGGTCTATCTTGCCAGTTCCACTTGCTTGCTTGGTGATTGATATAGCATTCCCCCGTGGTTCAACCCTCGCATTCCCCACGCACCATGCCATTAGTTTCTGATTCCCGTGGATGATACTCTTGCCCGCTACCTTGACTTCCATTGTCTTAATAGCACCATTTAGCCGCCAGCCTTGGGGGATTCCTACTATGCGGTCATGTTCTATTTTTCCGTTGCCTTGCTCATCCCCGGCTTCCAGTTCATCAGCAATCAGCCCAATGCCAGATGGGTCAACACCAATTCTATCAAGCAATCCAGATGCCTCAACCTTTCTTACAATATCACCGACTTCCTTGATGCCTTCCTCGGTCATCTCCATAATGAATAAGTCGCCATCCTTCTCGAAATCGCGGTACTTGGGTGCTTCGGACTTCCGGCGTTCCAATGCTATCTTGTGGCACCATGCGTGTATCCAGAGCAGCCAATTACCGTTACCCGATTCCCGGCCTAAAACTGCCAATCCTAATAAATCGTCCAACCCGCCGCCGTCGATGCCTATCTCAACCACCTCGCACCGTTCGAGGATGGAGTCTAAGGTTACATCGCCACCAGCATCCTCCCAGAAGTCAGCACCCGCCCACCTTGCAGATTTGAGCGATAGACCCATCTCGACGTTGAGGTGCTTGGCGATAAACTTCTGGACTTCTTCCTCGTTGGTATCTTGTGCCTGTTTTAGTTTTGTTATTATAAACTCTTCATCAACCGAGGCCCCCAAATTTGGATTACTGATATAAAAATATTTCTTATCCAAATACCTCTTTTCTTTAATCATATCGCCGGGAAACTCGTAAAGAATAGGGAGGAATTGGTTATTCTCTATTTTACCGTCACGCACTTCTCTGGCATAGGTTAGCTTATCCCTAAACACCCCAGCAGGAGCTTCATCTGCATGGGTAGTAAGATAGATTACAAACCCCTCTGTCCTTGCTGCCAATCCACCAGTTGCCTCAATAAGCATGTTCGCAGCTTGTGGCTTCTTGCCAAAAGCCCAAAGCTCCTCGATCAATACACCAGTACCCTTGATTCCACTTACTGTATCGCTATCAGCAGCTACTACTTTTAATGTGGCACCTGTAACCATGTGAGTAATCTGCCGAATATGATCTTGAGGTTTAAGCAGATCGGCAAGTTCTGGGTCAGACTTAATCATGTTGCGAGCAGGGAAAAATGAATTATTAGCCACTTCAATTGTTGGGGCGATGATAAGAAATTCAGCGGCTTCCCTTACATTTTCCAATAGTGCGGTCATCATAATTCCCGCTGCACTCCCCGACTTATCATTCTTTTTGGCAACACAAAGGAAGAATTCTCTAATTAGACGACGATTTGTAACAGGGTCACACGAACCAAAGATAGACGATACAAAATCAAATTGCCATTTGCGACCTACTTGGCCATAAGTAGGGCAACCGGGAACATCTCTCAGGCGAAGTTCTTTGAAAATAGCCAACCCATGAGCAGCCTCTGCTGGAAACAACGGGGGGAATGTGATTAAGGACTCCCCTGCCACGATACGACGCTCCCAGTCAAGACAACCTGTTGAATACTCCATCTACTTCACCATAATTAATGGCGCACGTCCTGGGGAAAATTTACCAAGCCCAGCGCTCTTGGCGCGGTCCTCTTTAATTTCCTTCTTCCCCTTAGTGTCAGCAGTAGAACGGAACACTACCTCCGCAGCCCTAATCCTCAGGGAAATATCTACCATCGGATTGTTCCATACACCCTTTAGGAATTCATCAGCACCGAGGTTTTCCGGTTCGGCCTTCATCCGGTTAGCATCCAGCTCATCAACTAATGCCTTGCCAATCCCCTCCATCATCCTTTTTTCAACAATAGATAGCGTTTCACCCTTTTTTACTCTATCAATGAATTCTTGGTATAGGGTTGTCTTGGCTTCAAGACCTAACGCCAGCATCCGCTTGATATTTTCATCATCAATTTGACGAACCACTTTATTTCTGCGCGGCTTTGTTTCTTTGGTCCCCTTCGGACGACCAGCCCCAGCACGATATCCACCCTTAGCCATATTACATCTCTTTAATAAAGAATATTGCGAGCCTTACCCTCAAGTTCTGTTTTCGCGCGATGGCAATCTGTACATAGGAGTTGGCGGTTCGCATCAGAATCCTCGATGCCTCCCAAATGTAAGGGGACTATATGATCAACTTCCAACCTTCCAACCATCTTGCCACATTTCCGGCAGGCTGCACCATCCCTCAAGATTATCCGTTCGCGAATTTTTGTTAATTTCCAACCAGTTATACGTGCAGCAGCAACAGGTTCGCCCCGACGAAGGTCAATTTGTTTAACTTTTGATATTATTGATTTCAGCGGTTCCATGAATGCAATAATACACTACTTATTGATTATGTCAATGAGAATTGATTGTTTATTGATTAATTATGGCAAAATAATCTGTTGGAAGGAAAAAATCTCGCGATGAG